CTAACTACGGCGTTGATTAATTGTAATATATAGGCCTAGCAATCGATCTGTAGTCATTTGTTTGCTTTGCAAATCTTTAACGTGTGATTCATTGATAATACCTTCCTTGGCTGCTTGTGCTAAAAAAGCCTCTGCTGTTGTTTGCATTGCCGGGCTTCCTGGATTCCACATTCGTGGCATTGCTATCTCCTCCTCTTTATCTTTTACGATTAGCTGCACTTTAAACTTGCTGTTGCTTGGCACAACCACTTGACCTTCAAGCTTATAGCCTTTTGGCATTTGCCATGTCGACTTAACTTCGAAATGTGGTCGATCGATACTGCCTGTCCAATCGCCTCCCCATGTGATCCCTAATTTACGAGCAAGTGTGCCAACTTTATTTAACGTATTAACATCGTATAATGATTGCGGAGAACCAACAGCGATATCCCATGCTAGACGTGATTTGTGATTACTATTAAGTGTCCAAGTGACAATTTGCCCTGGCCTAGTGCGTCCTTGCGCATAAAGATAATTTTGCCGCTCCTGTGAACGATATGTCTCAGTAATGAAAATGTTTGTAATACCAGCTTTGTAGCACTCTTGGAACAGCAAGCGGCAAGCAGTTTGTGCAATGGGCAGTAACTCAGCTAAATCTCTGCAAGTTGCTGTGATGCTCATCGTTTCACTTCCCTTCACGGCGCATTAAGCCTTTGAAAAAATTGATAAAAGGATCCATACTTTTATCATCCTCAGAAAGCTTAAAATGATTTAGAATCGAATTAATTTCGCTTAATAAATAAACGATGTATAGCACATATAACGCACCAATACCAAGAGGCTCTGGCATCAAAAGTGCGACAGGAATAGCATATACTAGTACAATAAATAAAGTTATTTTACGCGCTACACCAAAGATAGCCTTAGAGCTGCTAAATTTCACCTTTTTATTAAATTTCGCATTTAGCCAGCCAACTACAGTATCAAGTATATTAGCAAACAAAATACATGATAAAATGTAGATTAATTTTGTGCTGTCTGATTTCAAAAAACCTTGTAAAAACTCAATCATTTCCATATACATCACCCTTCATATTAATTTTTGAGATTAAAAAAGCCTTCCACAATATCATCGTGGAAGGCATAAAAATAACGCTAGTCGTTTGACTGCGTTTCAATAACTGCTACAGGCAAAACACTAATGATAATGTGTTTATTAATGATTGCCCCGCCGATGTTAACGAAATTGATTTTTTGGTCATTTAGCATTGCAGTAAAAGCCGCAACATCAAATTCCGCATTTGTTAAATTGATAGCTTGTCCATTGTTTAGTTGTACTTGATAATCCATAGTAACACTCCTTTAATTTATTTCTACTTGTCCTAAATAGCTTCCATATTGTCTGAAGGTCATGTATTTTTTCCCTCCAGAAGTAGTGTAAGTCATTGTATAACCATTAACACTTGATGCTTGTACATTTAAACCTTTCACATTCCCAGCCCTTGAAAAATCTATAGTCCCTGCATCTAAATATAAAGTGTCAGCACTTATTGTCATATCCGCTCCAACAAAGCCACCACCAGCAGTAATACGAGCCATAGAATTGAATATGATTTGTTTAGTACTTGTTGCCATCGCTGAACCTAAGTAAATATTATTACCTACATATAGGTCAGTGTTTACTTCAATTGATGATGAACCAGTAATTTTACCTTGTACCATAGTTGCGCCATTTAAATTGATTCTGCTTGCTGATATACTAACTGCATAAGGGTCTTGATTAATTAATGATGTAATTGTCCGTCCGTTGTAATCTGTATGACTGACTTTCGATGAAATTTGAGCATCTTGTATCTTAATACTGCTCTCTGCACTTGTTACACGAGTCCCTAAACCATTTATGGTTGTCTGTTGACTATTTACAGTTAATTGTATTTGATCTGCTTTTTGTGCAATGCTTGATGCGTAATTTTGTACGCTCTGAATGCTACCATTAACAGCAGCAATAGACGCACTTACATCTGCTCGAATCGACTGGGCTGTCTGTGTAATGCTCGAATTATATTCACTTGTAATTTGCGTATATTGAGCGCCTATACGGTTATTTATAACCGTTTCTTTTTGATTCATTTCTGTACGAATAACCTGTGCGTTTGCAGTAATTGACGCACTGTATTCATTCGTTATTTTAGTATATTGGTCTTGAATAGTCTCTTCTGTTTCCTCAAAACGAAAGCTAATCTCACGTACTTTTTCTTCAATCGTTTCGTTAATTCCGTCTTTCGTTTCGTCGATATAATTTTTGTTATCGTTAATTTGCTCCTTTTGTTCTACAAATAAATCAATAGCAGATTTAATCAACGAATTGCCAAACACTACAGAAGATGTTATCAATTTTCCTTCTCGTAATATTAATGTTTGCTTTAATATACGTGTCTGCATTTCAACATTTAATGGTTCATAAATTAACCATATACGCTCACCAATTTCACGCTTTGTTAGCTCTGGTATTGTTGATTCAATGGCTAAATCAGGCACATCTTGTATCTGAGTTGCCACGTAATCCTTTAATTCTTTTACATCCGTGAAACGATCGTCGCGAACCGGCTCCGCCTCTAACTCCCCAAAAACATCAGCATTTTGAGAACGATAAATCACTTCTAATCCATCTTTACCATAGCCGCGTATAACTGTTGTAAGATTAGTTGTATCTTCTTTTAAGACAACGCTTGATACATTGTGCTTGTAGCGGTATTGATAGTCATAATCGCCTCCAACTTGCTTAGCAAAATGCAGTCTCTTATTTGGCAAAATCATATATTCGCATTGATAAGCGTTACATATTTTTGTGATTAACGAAACCACATTATCATTGCCAAGCTTATCAATATCATTTGTTAAATTAGCAATATCACTGTCTACTTTGGCAGTCCATCCAGTACCTTGTAGTACAAAATTAATCTGATTCTGTAACGTGGGACTACCACTAAAAATACTATGTCGTTGTGTTTTCGTATGGTCATAGAATGTGCTAATAGCTGTTACAGTCTTACCAAAGGCTGTATTACTATACTGTTTAACCCTAAAATCTTGATTCTCCACAGTGATAATTGCCTCAGACTGTAAAAGATCATAACCATGATTGTTTTTACTTGGAAAACAAGAAAACGACACTGTAAAAGTGCCGTCTACTGATTGTTCCATTTTAAAGTCATTCGAAATATTTATTAATGGCTCACAAATCGAGCCATCTAGGCTAGTAACATAAAACATTTTTCACTTCCCCTCTCTTAGGGACTTTATACTAACGCATTGATTGTACGGTTAGCAATCTCGATTTCTACTTCACTTCGAATCACATACGCATTAGCACCGATTGCTTTTGTTTCTGGTACATCTTCAATTTTCATACGTTCCCCCATCACCAACGTTGCATATGATTCGACTAATTTCTTTTGCACTGTATTCATAATTAAATGACCTCCAATTCAATTAATAATTCGATTGTTTCCAATTGACGCTCCGCTTTTTCCAGCTCGTATTGCGACGGCTGTAATGAGGCTAAAAACTCGTCTTCAATAAAATCTTCATCTGTTTTACCTTCAATCCATTCACCATTTACCCAACGAGGCTTATAAAATGAAACGCCTTGTGGCAATGGTGTGCTGATATAGCCATCTAACTGCTCACCCTCATTAACTAACATACCAGACTCCCAAACTAGAAAACCATTTTCGTCTATTTGATAAATAATATACATAAATTATACCTCCACATAAAAACTTGTATTTATTCTTAATGTGCCTGTAGAGCTTAGACCAATGATTATAACACTGCCATTTTGGTTAATTTGCGTAGAGACTAGCGAGCCGTCATTTGCCTTTACACATGATGTAACAATTGTCGTTGATGGACGATAGCCAACTGGCAAAGTAGTTATTACCGTATTATTAGCGTGAGTACCATCCTTTAATTCTCCTTGCAAGTGGACAAAGCCTAAATCATCTTTTGTATACTTTAATTGCGCTCCACTAACTGTTTGTCTCTGCCATCCGTTTTGTGGAGTGGCTTCAAACCATTGTAATGTATCTGACCACAACGACCACCCTGTGCTAGAATAGTAATGTCTAACTTTGAAGTGCGCCTTACCTCCTGCATAACTAGTCGCTCTTTGGCATTTGTTATTAGTGCTATAGAAACTTTGCTCGACATACCAAAAAGCTACTCCACCATCCCCCATATTATCATATCGGCATAGAAAAGAATCGCGTGTGTCAGTGTTTGGGTCAGCTTCAATTACATTCGAAGGTACTGTCACGTTCCGTTTTGCGTTCCAATAACCTCTCTCAGCCTGCGTTATATGCCTAACAGTATCATTTGTATGTGCAGCAAATTGATTAAGTTCATCAACTAAGGGTGGATGAAATTCTTCTTTAGTTATTTTCCCTGCCATCTAATCAGTTCCTTTCTAATATATAAAGAGGCTTCATAATCACTAGCCTGCATAAAAAAATCCATTAATTCGTACTGTACCTGTAGAACCTAGCTTATTAATAACCACATTCCCAAAATTATTTACCTGCACTATTGGACTTGTTAAATCTTGTGACTTTATGGCAGTGATAGGTATTGAAGCCTGTACAGGTCTAAAGCCTATAGGTAACGTCATTACAGTTATACCTTCATTAGCAATTCCATCTGTGATAATTCCTTGCAAATGGACAAAACCTAAGTCATCTTTTGTGTACTTTAATTTATTTACTGCATCAGATGCTTGCTGCCATCCATTTTGCAAAGTGGCTTCTACCCATGTTAAATTACTAGATACTTGTTTAATCCATTTTGACCATATTCCAGCAGAGTTTCTGCTCCTTGTATAAATTCGACCAGGTGCAGTATTTTCGCCAATGAGCATTTGAGTTACTGCGTTACTACTATCGTGATTTTTAATAACAAAAAGTGAATAAGTGCCAGCTTCTACAATTTCCCCTACTGGGGATGTAGCAAAAAATGCCCTATATAATCCAGTAGATACCACATCATTTAAATTTGTATCTGTAAATAAATTTACCGCTTGACCACTTGATTCAGTGAGTTTGTGTTTTTGCCATGGTAAATCGTGAACAGCTTTTGGTGTTAGAGCTTTTGTTTCGTCCGGTGTAAGTGTATTAGATAACTGTACATGCCCAGCCTCGGTTAAAGATGCACTTTTATCCTTATGTGCGTCAAACTCTTGTTGCAGGCTTGATAAATCTGAACTATTTGCCTTACTGTCTATTTCATCTTGTAGAGCTTGCTCTAGCTTTCTTTTAGCAATAGAGCCATCTGTTAAAACAGAGGCAGAAACGCCGCCTTCTTCACCCATTGGTACATTCTTAAGGATAAGCATGTAGAATGAAGTATCTGAGGCAACTCCAACAGGGTTAACTAAGGTGATTTTTTTATCAGTAATTGAATAATCTTTTGTTTCATACAACACTATTGAGTTTTTAATTAACAATACAGTATCAGTATCTTTGTCAAATGTAGTCAATGGTATTTCAATTTCCGACTGACCGTCTGAACTTGCTTGAATGGTGTAAGGATAATGCACAAGTTTAGCTACACCTGTTTCAACAATTGAATTTACTAAGTCCTCTAATTCTTGCAAAGCCGCATTAAGCCCCTCAACGTCTTGCATTTCCACATCAAAATTGCCATCTGGTGTTGGTGACCTATGACTAATAGTACTTATTGCCCCTTGACCATCTATACCTCGACGCGCTATACAAGTCCAATCTTGCCCCTCAACAGGCTTTACATTGCTATTTGGACGTAGCGCTTGCCAAGTAGAGCCTTCGTCTGTCACAAAGTTATTTTTAATATAGTTGGCTGTACTGTTCCATGCCCGAGCAGTTCCCCATCCCTCAATTGCTTCCGCTGCTGTATTTGCTCTATTAGCCGCACTTGTCGCTACTGTGGTTGCATCATTGGCATTGTCTGCTGCTATTTGTGCATTGGTTGTAGCGGTATTAGCAGCTCCCGTTGCCTCAATAGCATCTTGTGTAGCCTCCTGAGCATTTGAGGCAATTAGCGTTAATGATGTTCGCATTTCCTGTAACTCATCTTGTAACAACTCTAGTGCTGTTAATAATTGAGTAGCCTCAGCCACTTTATTATTAGCTGCATCTGCTGCATCTGTTGCATTCGTTGTAGCAGCATTAGCATTGTTGATTGCTTGTTGCGTGTCATATAAAGCATCTGTTAGCTCTGTAATCAATTCATTAACCGCCACTATAGACTGTTGTACATTTTCATCTACTTGTGCGATGTAGCTTTGCACTGCAGTTTCTGCATTTTGTATTGCTGTTTCAATACGTTGTAACAGCTCATTTACTTCCTCGCCTCCAGCCAACAATTTTATTTGATATTGAAGATTTGCAAAGCGATTTAAAATATCCTGCCATGTCGCATTAATATTGTTTCTCTCTTCTCGCGTAATAGGCGATTTTGTATTATACAATGTCATTCCATCACTTCCTTACATATATAAGAATTTAAAATTAAAAGCGATACTTTGAATAGTACCGCCCTCCACAATGAACATATTTTGTCCTGGTGCTAATGTAATTAGCTTTTTATTTGTATCTTTAAATGCAGATGTGCCGTTTTTAAGTGTGCGGACATCTTTTAAAATGAGCGTATCATTCGTCGTTAGCGGACCATTGTACCTATAAATATCACCTGTTGTCTGATTAGTGATTTGCAAATAGGACGCCGCTTTCGCTTTAATGGTAATCTCAAGCTCATGCTGACGCGGATCAATCATTGCATTGCCAATATTGTCGATAGTGAAGTTGTTTGAAGCATGCTCATAATAGTATTCTTTATCCCAATCTAAACCCATGCCCCAGCCCCATAAATCTACGTCCCATAGCTTGCGATTTTGTAAATCTAAGGATGTCCCTACTGACTCAGCAAATAAATTCTCCATGCGGAATTGCACGTCAAAGCTGTTCATATGTGCGGAAGGCTCGGTAGAAAGCTGCTGCATTAATCGAACCTTATAGCGCTTGTAAGGTTCTTTTTTGAAGATAATATAGAATGGTTTATCGCGCATAAATAAAGCATTTAATTCATCACGCAATAAGTAATAATCATAAATATCCTGAACAATATATAAAAACTTAACAGCAATCACACGCTGTTTAAATTCACTTGCCGTTACAATATCCCCATTGCCTTCTACAGACTGTATTGTATGGGCTAACTCAACAGAAGGTATATAGTGGAAAAGTCTTTTTAAACTATAGTCCGAAATATCGTAACGGGTACCATTTTCCAATTCAATTATCATAACACCACCCCTTTCGTTAAAGCTGAAAGATTGGCATTACTATATTGATGTGTGGATACAGCATTCGCGACCTCTCTACCATCTACAGCAACTACAGTTTGTACAGGACGCCCAGCCAATTGTGTAATCGCTTCTACTAATGATGCCATATTTATATTAGCACTTTGCTGGATAATCTGTGTTTGCGCTACCTGGTTATCCCTTGACTTATTAGTAGATGATGATAATGAGCCTCGCACTGCACTCATGGTGTGCTGTAATTTCAAGCTTGATTTCTTAATTCCCGTCATTACGCCCTCATTAAGGTTGACACCAAAACCTTTCGTATCAGATGAAGGAACATCAAGACCTAGTGCTTCATTAATTGTTTGCTTAATAGATTCTGCAATTTCAGACGCTTTTTGAGCAATTGCAGGTGCTGTATCAATTAAACCTTGCAATAAACCTTTACCAGCATTCTCACCTACTGTGCTTAATGTTATTAATTCATTATCCGTTGTTTGAACAATGCCCCTAATTTTTTCTTGCCATTCTGTATTTAGTTTCGTTAACTCTTCTCCAGCAGCTACACGTAAATCGTTTATTTTTGTTTGTACATCTAATTTCATACCGGATAATTCTTGCTCAGCCTGGGTACGAGCTAATTTGGATTTTTCCTCATATAAAGTAGAATAACGTGATAGCTGTTCATCCGTTAATTGATTTAGCGCGATTAGCTCAGAAACTGCATTTGGCCCCATTCCTTGTAGTTCAACTAATAACCCTTGGCTAATTACATTACGAGAGGATAGCAAATTAAATTGCTCCTGCCATGTTTTAAAGCCACTAACCTGCGTTTCTAAATTTAGAAGTAACTGTACGCCCTTTTTTTCTGAATCAATTTTAAACTCATCGAAAAGCCCTTTGAAATTCTTCAATGTACCAATGCGTGAATTTAAGGCGTTAGTATATTCATCATTTAGGCGTTTTTCACCTTGAATCAGATTATCATTGATCGTTTTAGCCTTTGACTCGTATTCGTTATTAATAGCTAAAAGCTGCGAATTCAGGGATTGTACTGCGCTTTGATAAGCTTTTTGTGCCTCGATTTTTTCCTTTGTTCCATCTTTAAAATGATTTACGGATTGTCTCCAAACCTCTATCTCTTGAAGAATATTCAATTGATCTAATGATTTTTTATCACTGATGAATTTTTTAATTGCCTCTAAACGACTTTTATCATTATCTGCCTGTAAAGCTTCTCTATCCTGTATCGCCTTTGCTTCAATGGCAGTAACTTTTTGCTCGCTCTGTGCTTTGATACGTGCAATAGAATCTGCTTCCTCTTTTGTTAATGCGCGTTTCTTAGATGCAGCAATTTGTCTAATCTTTGCTATATCATCTGAAGCTTTTTTCTCTATAGCTCCAATCTCTTTATTGGCGTCCTCTGTTATTTTCTTTTCATTTTCCCGGAAGTTGGCTGATATTTGCTCAAGCCCCTTTGTTAAATCGGTCATAACCTGATTCAACTGCTTTTGTCGCCCACTCATCCCGACCTCCATCCCTCTTACCGTGTCAGAGCCTATCGCTGCAAATACACGTGATGGAGATTTAATACCTAATAACGACTTTGCTTTACTTATAACGCCATCCACAACACCAGTAATTGATTCAATCGCATTAACTGTCATGTTAGAGATACCTCTTATTAGACCCTCAATAATATTTTTACCAATTTCAACGAATTTCTCTGGTAATGACTTAACCTTGGCAATCATGTCTACGGTCAAATCAATAATTTTATTTGTAACATCCGTTTTCATTGCAGAAATTGTGTTAATAAAATTAGTCGCCAGATTTTTAATAGCTTGCCAAACAGTACTTGCCATTGAGGATATAATTTCTCTTACTGAATTGCTTAAATTACCGAAAAATGAAACGGAATCGCTCCAAATATTTTTGACAGAACTAATAACATTCTGTGCCAGCCCTTTGAAGAAATTTATAATGGACACTGTAAAGTTAGAAACGGTTGTTGATACAGTCGTACCCATTGTCGAAAAGAAGCTTGCAATATTGTCCCACATTCCTTTTAGTAGGCTGATTCCTGCTTGAGCAAGGTCCATGAAGATTTTTTTGATACCGCCAAAAAACGTCAATGTTGTCCACCCAATAATAAACTCGATAGCTCCAGAAAATAATTGCTTGATTCCTTCCCACATTTTAGAGAAATCGCCTGTAAATAAGCCGCTAAATATTTTCACGGCTCCCATAATGATATCTAAAGCACCATTTATCACATTTTGGATTGCTGTCCACACTGTTTCGATAACAAATTGGATAGCAGGCATTACCAAGTCAATAACACCCTTGATTGTATTAAAAACATTTTCGACAGCCTGCATAATTTGCGTGCCATTTTCATCCCAAAATTGTTTAATCAATGCTATTTTTTCTCCAATAAAAGAAGCCACTGCTTCAAAAACAATGACTGCTATATCCTTTATTTGATTAAACACATTATTGACATTTTCTCTAAATGTTTCAGAGTTTTCATAAGCTGCTACTAAAGCAATGCCTATTCCCGCTATTGCTGCTACGACCAATCCCACAGGGGAGAGTATCATACCTATCGCAGAAGCCAGAGCCGGCCATGCAGTGACAAGTCCACCAACAGCAGGCATTAATGTGGCAAATGCACCGACTAAAATACTAACTGTCGTAGCAATTGCTATAATTGCAGCAACAAGATTCGCATTATTGCTTACCCATTCTGCTATTTTCCCAATGAAATCAGCTACTACTTCAAAAACAGGTTGAAGTGAATCTTTTATTAATTTACCTGCTTCACCGATGCGTACCAATGGGTCCGCATCCACTTGTCTTATTGTTTCACTCAAGCCCTGTGCATTTTCTGCTGTTTTATCTTGTGCATCAGCAAGCCCTTGAAAAACAGATATCATATCGTTGACTTGCTGCCCTGTTTCTGTACCGAATATTTCCATCGCCAATTTATTACGTAAAGAATCATCCTCGATAGCTTGGAGCCAATTTGATACTTCTCCCATGGCTGAAGCGCCGTCTTCTCCACCCTTTGCAACTGCTTGGCCCCATGCTTGGAATTGCTTTACCGAAACATCAGTACCTTCTAATAATTTAGCTAATGAGCTTGGTACTTCCTGACCAAAACTTTTCATATTAGTATTGGCCGTTTTAATGCCTTCATTTAAGCTACTTATATCGAAGTTTTTTAAATCAATGCCTTTTTCAAAGATGGCCTGTATTTCATTTGTAGTAAAGCCTACTTCCTTCATTTGCGCCCCGTATTCAGCTATAGTATCTAACTGCTCAGGAGGAAATCCAGATTTCAATAAGCTATCAATAAGACCTAACGCCTCTTCGTTGCTCATACCTAAAGCTGTACCAACATCATTGACTCCTTGAACAAGCTCAGCAAAATCAATTTGGCTATATACATTCGCAATGGCTCCAGCCCCTTGAATAATGGATGCATTTGCTTCATCAGATTGATCTTTATTCAAGGCCCATTGCTTACGTACGCCCTCTAATGCTGCCTCTTGATCTCCGATATATGTTGTTACTGTTGTCACTGAATCTCGTATAGTTGCAATACTTTCTTCAGGTACATCAAACATAATATCTATTTTAGTATTTAGGCTAGATACATCTAAGGCCTGCGTTACAACACTCGTAACATTGCTTGTTAATGAATCTGCTTGCTTCTGTGCAAAGTCATTCAAAGCATTACTTGCATCCCCAGCTCTTTTGCCGATACCCTCTAAATCCTGTTTAATTTGATCGAGACTTGCGCCTTCGCCTGCACTCCTTAGTGCCCTTCGCATTTCATCAATGTTTGCACTAGCACCTAAAGTACTTCGCCCCATCAGCTTCAATGCTCTATTTATTTCCTCTGTGGAAGCTGAACCACTGCGAATTGCATTCGTTAAACGTGTACCTAATATATCAGCAAATTGACTAACCTCTGTTCCAGTTGCTTCAAAAAAAGTGTTCAAATCTTTAGTAGATTTCTCTAATTCCTCTTGCTCAGCTTTTAGATTATTTAATTGGGTACTATATCTTCGTAATTGACTTTCTGTAGCTGTCAGCTCTCGTTGGAAATCTCTATATTGCTCATAGTCGATTTGCCCTGATCTGAATTGTTCTTCTACTTGTGACTGTGCGTTTCGTAGTATAGTTAATTTTTGTTCAGCCGCTTGAACAGACTTACCTAATTCCTCTAATCTTTTACTGACTAAAGCTGCATTACCAACATCAAACTTTAGCGCACGCTCAACTGCCTTTAATTCCTGTTGGGCTCTGGAAGCTTCTTCATTTACTTCTCGTAAGATAACACCTAACAATCTTGTATTACCATCTACGTCAATCCTAATGCTTCCGCTCCGGTTTTCTGCCAATACTAACACCACCTTTTTTACTAAATTGACATATTAAAAGCTATCAAAATCAATTTGATTTGCATGTCTAGTTTTTGGCTTTTTATTTGGATTTTTACTGTCTAAATATTCGTCTATATAATCTAAAACCATGCCAAAGGACATCGTTTCCAGATCATCATGTGTCAGATGACACTCTCGACATAAAACTAAAAATTGTTCGGTGCTGATCTGGCTTGCGCCAGCAGCACCGTTATTAGTTATTTTTTTTTAGAGGCAATTGTTTTTTCAAGTAGGCTTTGCAAAGGTTCAATAATGTCCAAAATAGGGAATTCTTCAAATGATTCCAACCAGCTTAAAGGATCTGGAATTGTACTGTCTGCCGTTTTAGCAAAAGTCCATGCAATATCGTAAAACATATTGAAATCGATATTTTCGCGCATCCAACTGACTTTTTCTCCTTCTGCCATTTCCTCAAAGCTTTTATCCGTAGCACCCATACCCAAAATATCCTTGAGTAAATCACGCTGGAACTGCATCATATAACGCTTTGCAACTGCACCATTTGATTTGAATGGGATTTGTTTACCATCAATTGTTAATGTAATTTCCATTATTTAGTCCTCCATTGTTGATTAATTAAGGTGTTGGTACAACAGTTGGTGCAAATACGCTTGCATACCATGCATCGTAGACTGCTTCCTCTGTATCACCTGTAGTAGAGCGTTTTACAATACCTTCAATTGTTGGTGCAGCAACAAATGATAGCTCCTGAGTGCCTGGTTCAGTTGTTTCTCCTTTAGTTTGACCAGTTAATCCTGGGCGAGAAATTGTTACATTATATAAAGCATGGCGTGTTGCCTTTACATCACCATCAAATTCAAATAGAAGTGCAACTGTTTTTGGTTTTGCATTGGATGTTTCAGTTAAAACACCATCAACATCTAATTCATCACCTAGCACATCTACTCGGAACTGCTGTAATAATGTTGCAACTGTTAATGTACCTGTATAACCTGTATTTGTTGATGATGTGTAGTATACACGATCATCTGCATAGAAATCGGCTTGCTCACCGCGTGCTTCTAAAGTTAAAGATACAGCCCCTGGGAATGCTACTGGTGCAGCATATGTTAATTTACCATCTGCGCCTTCTGTTGCTACTGCATAGTGTACGTTTTTAATACCAAATTGAACTTTATTTTCTGTCATAAAAATGACCTCCTAGTTAGTTAATTAATTTTTTTAGAAAAATAAAAACTCCCTTGTCCTTCATGAAATTTCATCATGCGACTAGAGGAGTTCGTTTTGATTTTTCTTCATTTGTAAGTATTATCCATAACCTTATAAATCTTTGCACTTTTTAAGTGTTTCATATTCTTTTAGACACAACTAAATATGCTGGGAACTCTGTTCTTTAAAAAATCTTTACTACCTTGGTATCGTCCTTCTGCCATGTACATCCAATTTTTTGAACCGCGCTTTGAATTTAGACATCGCTTGAAACAATCTTACTTACTTTCTACTTTCCAATAAACCTAGCAATCCTTAAGTGGCATTCTTCCACCACATACTATAAAGAGCATAAGCAACATCTCCTTTCTTTCAATTCAACTTAAAAAGAAGCCCACTCACCAAGAGTAGACTTCTCTATAATGGAAGATGATAGCTCTTTGCACAACTATCACGTTATCATCATAATATGATTTAGCAATAAAATTAATAGGAACAATATAGAGTAAGTTCATGCTAAACTCATTATGCGCCATTGAAGCTCAATAGTCTTTTGATTTGAGCATGCTTCGTATAAATATATTGTGAGCTGTAGCCCAAATCCTCCGCTACATGCTCTAGTGTCTTCCCTTCAATATATTTGCCATAGATAATTTTTTGCTCAATACCATTGAATTTTTTTACTAATTGATCAAGATCATATAGATCATTTAGTTTATGAGCTAGCTCATATTCGATAACAGCAATTTTATCTTCTAGCCTCGCTCCATCTGATTCAGCAGTGAGCTTGTATTTTGCTAAATCACCATGCATCCAGCGCTTCAGCTCTTTTTTCGAGCGATTCAAATTTTGTTCAAGGTAAGTGATTTCATCTTCAATTTGTTGATAATCCTTTAACCATTCATACATTTCTTGTCCCCACTTTCTTTAAGTATTATCGTATATACTTGGCTAATAGCTTGGAGCAACTTTTCACAACTCGTCTAAATACCCAAAATTTTGCGAATATGCTTGACATGCTCTTGTGCTTTTGGACCATCCTTTCGCCCTCGAATAATATCTGATAAATATGCATTCGAAATGCCAATTATTGCAGCTAATTCCTTCTGGGTCATTTTTCTTTTAAATAGCTCAGAACGAACTAACACTGCTAAATCTTTTGACATCATTGCCCCTCCTTTTTCATGTACTATAAAACTTAACTACAAAATCTCCTCGCAATCCGTTTATCCTTACAAGCTATAAGATGATACTCCTCACTAAATTATTAGCTAATCGTTTGACTTAAAGTATCCAATAGTATAATATTTAATCATAGCTAAAAAAGACTTAAGAAAGCCTGTGTATCATACACTTTACCCGTTCCCCAACGAAATAAATGTGCTATTAGAGGTCTTGTCTTTTAGCTAATAACTTAGCTTATGTAAATATATTAATACAGTTGGATAATTAAATCAACACAAAAGTATCCTTTTGTATAATTTATTTTATCTAAGTATCCAGAAAGGTTGATACCATGCTATTTGCTCGAGTTAAACAATTAGCAGAAGAACGCGGAGAAAACTTAAAGATAGTTGCACAAAAATTGGGATTTAGTGAAAATGCTTTTTATAAATGGAAAACTCAAAGCCCTAAATCTGAAACTTTGGAAAAAACAGCAGACTATTTTGATGTTAGCACTGACTATTTACTTGGTCGTACTAATCAAAAACGCTATTATGAATTAACTGAAAAAGATGAGCAATCAATACAAGAAGAACTTCAAAAAATGATTGAAGGGCTATCTAAAAGCGGACATGCAGCATTTGACGGTAGAACTCTAGATGAGTTAAGTGAAGAAGAATTGGAAGATAGAGAATTGTTACTATCAAGTTTGGAAAACTCTTTACGACTTGCCAAACGGGTTGCAAAGCAAAAATTCACACCTAAAAAATATAGATAG